AGAAACAATTACTTTCTGTCCTGTGCTACCTGTTAATTTGCTCATCACTTTAGTAGTGATTTCTTGTTGTTGTTCTTCAGTAGGTACAAGTCCATTGAAGTTTATAACCTTCGTTCCTGAAAAACTATTTTTTATCTCGTTTATTAGATATAAAGCAATTTCTTCCTCTGCTACACAATAATCTAAAGCACCTAAATAATCAACAAAACTAAAGTACTTCTGACCTACGGAGTAATGACCTAAAACAAGTACTTCAATGCTTTCTGTTGAAGTTCCCATAGTGGGAATTCGTGTAGGTGCATATCGTTTAATATCCTCCCAATTATCCGAATAGTAGTATGCGTTTATTTTGCCTTTCTCATCGCACTTCTCAGGTCTTAATAGATTCATAGGTATATGCTCGACCTTTGCTATCTTCTTTCTGTCCTTTGTGTAGATAAGTTGAAATGCACAATTACCCAACATCTTTAAATCCATAATCACAGAACGAAGCATATTTTTTCCGAATAGCATCTTCATCTGTGCATATTCGTTAGGCTTCCTTCCTGCATCTTTAGCACTTAAGCCATTGCCATAAATCAATCGTGAAATATTGTTTATACAAGCATTGTTTGTAGTTGAATTTTGGTAGCAATCTATAAGGAAATCATAATATTTATTATGCTCTCCATACTCCACCCATTCATTACGTTTGCTTTCGACAATTTTAGGCTGTGTATATTGGCTTAAATTGATAACGTGAATATCATTCATAAATTATAAATTCGTTGTCAGATGACTTTTGTACATACTCATCCTTATTAATTGTGTATTCGGTGATTTCTTGGTTTGTGCAAAACACCTTATCCTTATAAACTACATTCGCATCATCATCGAATATAGTAAGTGAGTAAAAGTTTCCTTCTTTAGTATCTACGATGTGCGTAATCTGATGGTAATATCCGATACGTTCAGGAGATACGTTATAACTATATACCTGCCCACTACTTTCGTTGACTAAACGCAAATTCACTCCTGTATAATATCTCGGAATAAACTTAAAAGTCTGCGATGTATTTTGCTCTTTTAGGATAATCATATACTTATATAACTTATAGTTCGTGTTTTTGTTTTAAATAAAAAAAGGGACACATCTCTGCATCCCTTTTTTATCGTTGTTTAGGTATTATTCTACTATAGTACCATTTAATAATGATGCCATCCCAGTTTCTGTAGAAGTATCTAAATAGTTAGCAAATGTTTTTTCACGAGCAACAAGAGTAACTTCGTATCCTGTCATATCACCCATTGCAGCACCTGTATTTGCATTAATTGTAGTTATATCACATCCAAACTCTAATCCCATTAAAAAGAAATCTCCTGAAGTTGTGCGAACTACTGCCTTTGGATTACTTGCAGCCAATAATTTGAACTCTTTATGTGTAACTGAACTCATTACAGGAAGATTCAAAACAAGTGTTTGTTCTGCAAAACGTGTACCATTTTCACGAGATACATTCATCACTTGATTAAAAGTAGATGTACCTTTTAAATCATATTTGTAAAGTGAAGGTGTACCACCTGTAACATCTGTAATCATATCTATATTATCACCAGTACCAAATACAGGAACCCCCAATGTATCTTGATTAATAAAATAGATAGCATCTAAACCACCTACTGAATCTGTGCAAGGTAAAACTCTACCTTTTGAAATATCACAAGCCATTTTTTAAATTATTTAATGTTTATAAAAAAAAGGGTGGCAGATATTCCACCACCCTCGATAATTAATAGGTTAATATTAGTTAGCAGAATTTGTGATTCCGTAAGTAACCATATCTTCAGCCCATCCGTAAGTAGCACCAGCAGCGAATTTCATAATAACTCGTACATTGTTTGAACCATCCAAATCAGACATATCCAAAACTTTAACTTCCGATAAATCAGAAAGCAAAGAACATCCAAAATAAAGGTTATCTACAGTTGTAGCGATTGCTGTATTAGCAGCCATTCCGTTAGCCATAAATACAGGAATACCATCGAAAGACAATGCCCCGTTAGCGTACCACATTGTACCTTCAGCATTCATACCATTAGCACCAAGACCTGAAGAACCAAAGCCACCTAATGCTCTTACATAAGCCTTAGCGATGTTTTGAGAAACATACAATCTCAAACCTTCTTTTCCATACAAACGTGACGGCACGGCATCGACCAACAACCCGAGCTGAGCTAATACATTCGAGGATGTTACTGTTGTACCTGCTACTTCTTGTGCAGAAGGCAAAGCAGCATCCAAAGCAATTGCAGTTGAGATTCCGTTAAATTCTCCTGCTGTTGCATTAACACCTACCCAAATAGTAGATTCCATTGATGCAGCAACTTTTTCAGCAGCATAAGCGATTAAATAATCAGCGAATGATGTAGGCAATTGGTCGAATGAAGAATATCCCATCTCCATAGACTGCCAAGTTGAATGGAAAGTCTTTTTACACAAAGTTAAGTTAACTTGAAAATCTTCAGTTTGTAAGATTCTTTCAGTTAATGTAACTGTTCCTGAAGCATCGAAATCACAAGTTGCATCTTTAACGATTGAGTCAGTTGCAAACTTTTGGATTACGTGTTTGTATTTAACGTTAGGAATAACTGTTACCCCTCCGTTTTCGATTGTTGGTGCAGACAATAATGCTGCTGCGATGTACTTACCTGCAAACTCTCCAGCGTAAGTAGTAGTAATTGATACTGGCATTTTTTTACTTTTTTAAATTAATTGTTAACTATTTTGTTTAATACAGAATCCATTATATTTCTTGGTCTGTTTTTTCCGTACTGCATAAGTTGTACAGGTTTTTTATTTTCAGGATTGAAAGCGATAGGTTCAGCAGCAGGTTCGTTACTTTCAACTACTACTTCTTCTTTTACCTCACTCAACTTTACAAGTTGCTCTTTCAACTCTAAGTTTTCTTTTTTCAATGCTTCAATCTCAGAGAAAAAACTCTCTTTAGAAATTGTCTCAATGATTTTTTTAGCAGTAGGCTCTGATACTTCCTCAGATGCTTCTACTTCTACTTCCATTTCAGGTTCAGGCTGTTCAGTTTGAGCATCTTTGATTTCTTTAATTACTCCTTCTTGCTCGATAACTAATACACGACCATCTTCCAAAATGTGTTCACCAACTGGTGCAGGAACTATACCCTCTTCTGTAACTATTCCAACTGAATAACCTGCCTCAAAACTTTCTGCTTCGATTACAGTTACTCCATCTTGTAGTTTCATCTGAGCAAGTTTTACTTCCATCCCAAGTAGTGTTTTCACTTCGTTTAAGATTTTTGTTGTCTTGTTCATACTATTACTATTTACTTATTTAACTTACTTACAATTCTCTTGTTTCATTTTCGTTTACTATCTCGTCTTGTTGAGCAGTAACTAAACTTCCTAATCCTTGACCTTTAGACTCTTCTAAATAGTCTTTTAATTGTGGTTCTAACACTTCGCCAAACCCTTCTAATTTTACTTTTTTAGCCATTATATTTGATTTAATAATTCCTTTATTTGTTCTAAAAGTTCTTCGTCTTTTGATAGTCCTAACTTTTCAAGTCCACTAAACATTGCTTCAATAGAGTAACCTTTATATGTTCCGTCTTTTACTTGTTGCCATACTTTGTCGTTATCAATCTTACTCATTACTACCCACTCTCCACCTTTAGGATTAAGGTTGTATAAGTTTGATTTATCGTTATTAGCATCCTCAACTATCCAACTTTCAATCACTGATACTCCATCCGTGTTTTTCTCGTGTTCTAAAGTGAAATTTTGTAGGTTAAGTTGTTTCATATACAACTCCTGTGCTTCACGTATTGTATCAGCAGAAAAATAAATGTTAAACTCTTTGCCTTTCAAAACACGATAGATTCGTTTGTCAGGAACCAATGCAAATCCTACTACTATTCTTCTTTCAGAATCGATAACTTTTAGTTCTACCTTTTCAGAAGATAATGCAATAAAATCTTCTTCTATTGCTGGATTCTCTACGAGTGAAATAGCGAAAACACCATCTTTCGCATCTTCGATTGTTAATTCTACTTCTTGTAACATACTTATATAACTTAATTATAATACACTTGTTTTAATTGCTTTCTGCTCTAACATTTGAGCAGTTGTTATATCACTTGCAACAACATAGGCTTTAAGTGGTTGCATAGACAATCCTTGTAATAATTGCGATGTTTGATTTCCACCTACTACGTTAAATTGTGGAGTGACAGATTGAGAAATATTATTAGGTGGTGTAGGAGTTTCTAAATTATTATTACCACCATCAAATTGTGTTCTTGCTATTGTTGCTATTTGTAATCCTGCAAATGCACCTGCTAAACTTGCTGCAATACCTTTAATAATTGGCCCACCTGGAGTATCTGCATAAGTTGATAATACTGCTTTAGTTCCATCTATTGTCGCTTGTGCTAAACTTGCTGCTTTTCGTATTTTAAAAGCATTACGTTGTCTTTTAGTATCATTTTTTGAATATTCTTCGTAAAATGATGCAATTGAATTAATACCATTAACAGTTAATTGTGCAAATATTTCTATTTGTCTTTTTCTTCTTTCATTTTGCTTATCTGTTGCATCTTTATCAATTTTATCTAATTCACGTTGTTTTGCTTCTGCAATTATTTTTTCTTGTTCAGCATTTCCTTTTGCTGCTTGTTCTAAAGCAAAATATTTATCATTTACAAGTTGAATATCTCTATCTTTTTGTGTTAATGAAGCA